GCTTGAGATTCAGTGTACAGAGTATAAGAAAAAAGGAGCAGATCATGGATGGATTGGAATTTGACGGACTGAATGATCTGGTTGATGGATTAGAAAATGCAGTCAGCAAGTATCCAGATCTTGCAGAGGCAAGCTTAAAAAGAGAGCAAAGAGATTTTAAAAAAGATATGATCCGTGAGACATGGAGTGCAGTGGATAAGCACACAGGAAATCTTGTACGAGGCTTTCGATTTTCAGCAATCAGAGGAAACAGATCTAATATGGAAACAGATTTCTATGCAGAGGGCAGCAAGAAAGGTGCGCATTTTCATTTGGTCAATAATGGTCATGAAATGGTAACGGTTGTCAGCCGGAACGGAAAGAAGGTTCAAGGCGGTGGGAAGACCGTTGGATTTGTTGCCGGGCGCAGAATCAAAGAACCAGTGATCGAGAGGTGGCATCAAGAACATGCAAAGAGAGCTGAAAAAATGCTGGAAAAGATTCATGAGGAAATTGAAAAATGATACCAATCAAAGAACTGAAAGCAAGTTATATCAAGGTTTTGCGTGAAGCAGTTCCGGGTATGAGAATTTATAGCAATGAAGTAGAGGAAGGTTATGAAACGCCTTCCTTATTTGTTCAGATGATTCCTCTGATATTTAAACAGAGGGAAACAGCAAGTATCACACGATCAAGTTATATGTTTGAAACGACGTTTTTACAGTATAAGAAAAATGATGCCGAACAGCTTGAAATCATAGAAAAGATAAGAGACAAATTAGGTGATCATTTGGAAGTGGAAGACCGGAAGATATTTGTGGAAGAACCAGAGGTTCAATACACCGGACAAACTCATAATATCATACAATTTGTTTTCAAAGTTGAGTTTTTAGAAGACTGCCGACAGGCAGCAATAGAGCAGATGATGCAGGAAGTTAATATGAAGGAGATGATAACAAAGGGGAACATGCAGCATTAATATAACCTTTATTGAAAAAGCAAAGACAGTGATCGAAAGATCTGGAAGTAAAAACGTAGGTCTGATCATTCCTGGAACAAACAATGACAGGATTTTAAAGATTGCACCAGGAGATAATATTCCAAGTGCTGGGTTAAAGTACAAAGAACAGATTGAGATGGCACTGATTGGGAACACGGTCAAGCCGAAAAAGTTGGTTGTTGCATTTTCAGGAGCAGATCATGCAGAGATTGATGATGCATTAAATGCATTGGCAGATGAAAATGTAAGTTATGCAGCAGTCAGCACACAGACAGAGACAGTAGCATCGAAAGTTGTCAGCTGGGTAAAGGAACAGCGAGAAATTGGAAAAAATATTAAAGCTGTTTTACCAGAAAATGCAGCGGATAATGAAGCAGTCATAAACTTTTCCACAGAAAGTGTATCAATTGTTGATAAGTCATACACTGCAGAGCAGTTTTGTGCCAGAATGGCAGGATTGTTTGCAGGAACACCGATTACAGAAAGTGCAACATATGCAGTGCTGCCAGAAGCGACAGATTGTACACGAATGTCCAAAAAAGAGATGGATTCAGCAATTGATGCAGGAAAACTGATCCTGTTTTATGAAGACGGAGAAGTCAGAGTTGCACGTGCAGTTAATTCATTTACAACAAAGACCGATGAAAAAGGAGATCAGTATAAAAAGATTAAGCTGGTCGATATTATGGACACCATCAAGAGTGATCTGAGAAGCACGATCAGAAATGAGTGGATTGGGAAAAAGGTCAATACTTATGATAATAAATGCCTTTTGATCTCTGCAATTCAGGGATATATGGATGATCTTGTATTACAGAATGTCTTAGAATCTGCAACAGTAGAAATTGATATTAATGGAAACAAACAATATCTTGAACAAAATGGTGTGGATACTACAGATATGAGTAGTGATGATATTAAGAAAGCAAATACAGGAGATAAAGTATATTTAGTTGCAAATATCAAAATGAATGATGCAATCGAAGATGTAACGTTAGAAATCAGCATTTAAAGGTTTGTCAGAGTCTGACAAAGATATTCAGGAGGTAACAAAGGGATAGTTATAAACCAGATCATGTTATAAATGGAACATTTGGAAATGTATGGTTAAATGATCAGTACATGGCGGAATCTACGGCGCTACAAGCAAAGTATAAGATTACAAAAAGTGATGTTGTACAGACAAATACGTTAAGCAAAGGGCAGAAGATTACACAGTTAGAAGGAACTGGAACATTAAAAATGAATAAAATTTCTTCTTATATGATCAAACTGTTGCTTGCAGATATTAAAAAAG